TGGCCAATGATTCTGTAATCCAAGATATGCTTGCTACAGGTATGCCGCAAGTGTTCGCCGATTCGGCTCTTATGATCGTGGTCTACGCGGACAGCACGGCCACGTCACTTCCAGAGGTCTCCCTAGATATCGTTAACGGGTAATCATCATGGCTAAAAGCATTTGGAGGAGACAGCCGTCGGAACGTATAGTGACCGGGTCACTATACAAGCAGTCACCTACCGGTGCTATTATCGGTGATGACTTCTTCGAAGCGCCGACGTCATTTGACCAAACCCTGACGGCCAGTCTGTTCACTAACACGAACAGTTTCTATGCGCACGAGATAACACAACCCGGTGGCGCGCAGTCTGTCACCCAGGACAGTCTATTCACTAACACGAATAGCTTCTACAGTCATTCGATAGGGCTCAATTTAACACCGTCACTGTTCAGTAACAGTCAGACGTTCTACGGGCATTCTATCAGGCTAAATCTGGTGCAGAGTACACTGTTCAGCAACAGCAATAGCTTCTACTCACAGTCGCTGACATTGAACATCGGGCCTTCACTGTTCACGAACACAAACCAGTTCTTCAGCCATACGGTGACCCAACCGCAGGTACTGACTCAGACGTCTAGATTCGATAACACGAACAGTTTCTATAGCCACGCCCTGCGTCTTAATCTGACCCCTGGGTTGTTCACCAACACGAACAGCTTCTACAGTCACACCTTGAGTTCGGATCAGACGATAGCGCAGTCGTCCACATTCGCGAATGCAAATAGTTTCTATGCGCACTCGATCGGGCTGAACCTGACACCGGGATTGTTCACCAATACGAACCAATTCCCGGCTCATTCACTCCATCTGAACTTGGTGCCTGGTCTGTTCACTAACACGAACAGCTTCTACGGTCACGAGGTACAGCAACCGTTGGCGTTGACTCAGAGCGCTCTATTCACTAACACGAATAGCTTCTACAGTCACACAGTACAGGTAATCTCGGTACTGAGACCGTCCCTGTTCAGCAATAGCCAGTCATTCTACGGACACCTGATCACAATCAACGTTAACCCGCTACGATTTGATAACGCGAACCAGTTCTTCTCGCATACCGTAGCAGGATCCCAATTTCTGCTCCCGAGTAGGTTTGATAACGTTAATCAATTCTTCGCGCATACCCTAAGTGTAAATCAGGTACTGGCGCAAGCCAGCCGATTCAATAACACGAATCAGTTCTTCGCACATATATTGGCGCCGGACCAGCATCTGCAACCGAGCTTGTACAGCGATGCTGACAGCTTCTTTACCCACACGGTAGCCAGGCCCACGGGTGGGTTCTATGTGGCAGAGTCGGGATCGTGGATATGGAAAGGTAGACTGCCGCAGTACTGGAACGGATCCGCCTGGGTGAACCTGAATGAACCACCAACATTGTATTAGGAGTGTAGATGGTAGGATATAGAAAACTAAGCGCGATGGCACTGGCCGTCTTGTCTGCAAGCATCCTGGCGTTCCTGGGCAGTATAGACTCCGGGACTTATCAGGTTGTCATGGTCGCCACACTTGGCGGGTACTTCGCTGCCAACGTATACAGCAAAAAGGAAACCAAGAATGATCTACAGCAACGACAAACAACAGACCCAGGACATTAAGAAGTTCCTGAGGCCGAACCCGCAAATGAAAGGCTTCGGGATCAAGGACGCCCCCAAGGAGCGCAAGGGTACTGCCGGCAGCCCGGCCAACCGCAATCTGGCCCTACGCGGACAGAAATAGACTATTCGTCATACCTGACTGAATGATAGGTGGCTCTCTGACGAGGGTCTACACTGAAAGGAAATCGATGAGTAACGGAAACACAATTGAGAAGGTGGATGACGAGCAGGTAATTTCGCTCATCCAGTCCGGTATCATGAATAGCGTCGGTGACTGGCTAAACAGCGCCGACATTGCACGGGAACGTCAGAAGAGCACCTACGAGTACGGCATGATGGCGGAAGGCCACCTGTCACCGCAGGGTGTATCACAGATCGTATCATCGGATACGGTAGAGGTGGTTGAGGGATACCTTGCCATCCTCTCTGAGCTCCTCATGAACAACAACAAGCTGGCCAAGTTCGTCCCCATGCGGCGTACCCCGACCAGCCTAGCTGCAGCCAAGACGGCCAGCGATCTCCTAGACTTCGTCATCTTCAAGCAGAACGAAGGCTGGAACAAGTTAAGCACATGGATGAAGTCTGCTCTCCTCTGGAAGAACAGCATTATCCGTTGGGGCTTCGTCGAGGACTTCGAGTACAAGTTCGACGAGTTCGAAGAGATCACCCAAGAGAACCTAGACATCCTACTCTCTGCGGAAGGTACGGAAGTTGTCGGCGAGCTCTACTACGAGCCCCAGATGGCTACCCTGCCCGACGGCACACAGCAGATCATGAATGTGTACAAGGAAGTACGCATCCGCCGGAAGATCGACAAGAGTCGGATCAAGATCGAGAACGTCAGGCCGGAGCTCTTCCGGATCTCCCGCGATGCGGACTCGATCGAGGATGCTCCCTTCGTAGCCGTACAGAGTGAAATGACCCGCAGTGAAATGCGGAAGTTCTACCCCGAAGCTACGAAGGGTATTGACTGGGCCGAAGTAGGTGACGGTGCAACGAACTTCCTCCAGAAGTACAACGAAGAGCGGGCTGTTCGCAAGAAGCTCGTCGGGGAAGAGTACTACCTCGTCGGTCGTAGCCGTGAAGTGGATCTGGATGAGGCCAGCCGGACGGTTAACGTCACAGAGAGCTGGCTGCGACTGGATCGCGACGGTGACGGTATCGCCGAACTGAAGCACTTCATTACGGCCGGTAAGCATATCCTGCTCGAAGAAGATGCGGACTGCATCCCTCTTGCCGTTCTCTGCCCCTTCGAAGTACCGCACGAGTTCCACGGCCTGTCAGCCGCTGACATGATCCGCCCGACTACTCTTGCCACGACAGCTGTCCTGCGCGGGTTCGTCGAGAACGTCTATCTGACCAACTACAGCCCCAAGCTTGCTGACCCGAACATCGTTGACTTCTCTGCTCTTCAGAATATGAAGCCCAAGCAGCTGATCGCGACTAACGGCAATCCGAACAATGCCGTCGCTGCCCTGACACCTGATACGATCAGTCAAGGCACTGTCCCTCTGCTCGAAACGATGCAGCTGCACAAGGAACAGGCTACCGGCCTATCTAAGGCCGCACAGGGTTTGAACGACACGCTGTACGTCTCGGGTAACTCCGAGGAGAAAATGCAGCGTGCCATGTCGGCTGCCCAGGTACGGATCCAGTATATGGCCCGTCGCTTCGCCGAAACCGGCTTCAAGCAGCTCGCTACCGGCGTCTACAAGATGCTTCGCGAGAAGATGGCAGGTAAGAAGATCAAGTTTACGGACTCGAAGGGTCTCGGTCGGGAAATTGACCCTGCCAGCCTGCCAGAAGACATGGAACTGTGGGTCTCTGCCGATGTCGGTGAGAACGGAAACAGCAGCATGGCCCGTAAAATGGGTCAGGTTGCGCGTGAAATCCTCCCTGCCCTGAAGGAAGCGGGCGCCGGCGGCGTCATCAACCCTGAAGCTGCTGCAAATATCGCTGCGAAGGCCCTCGAAGCTCTCGATTTGGATCCTCTTGAGTTCATTGTGGACTACACCACTGAAGAATTCAAGCAGCAGGCTGCAAAAGCTCGAGATGCGGAGGCCCAGGCCGGCGAGAAGCTGCGTCAACTGGAAGAACAAGTTAAGAAACTGGACATTATGCAACGTGAAGCCACTATCGCGTTAACAAACATCCAAAGTAAGAACGCGATCCAGGATAATATGCGCCAAATGATCGTTGCGATGGACAAACACCACCAAGAGTGGGCAGATCTGAAGTACAAAGCAGCAAAAGATGGTGTGGATCCCAGTATTCTGGTACAACCCAACATTGAAGAGCTCGTAAAGAAGGCCTGGATGTTCATTAACCAAGACGCTTCAGCACCCATCAACGCCCCTAAGGTAGAGATGGCGAAAGAAGAGCCAGCTGCAGCAATTATGTCGCAAGACGGTGCAATGCATTAGAAGCAGCCTCACGGCTGATAATTAGTCGGCTCCTAATAGGAATCTTTATGGTTCCTACTAGGACCGCAACGAACAAGGATATATCTACATA